ATTATCTAATGAAGATGTTTGTAAATCAAAACCTCACCCAGAGATGTATTGGCAGACTATGATAAAGTTTGGAAAATTATCAGAACAAACATTAATTGTAGAAGATTCTCCTCATGGATTGCTTGCAGCTCAAAGATCAGGGGCTAATATTTTAAGAGTTAAAGATCCATCCGACTTAACAATACAAAAAGTAAAATCAAAATTAAATACAAAAACACAACTTATGAACACACGCTGGCAAGATAATAATTTAAATGTTTTGATACCAATGGCTGGAGCTGGCAGCCGATTCCAGGCCGCTGGGTATACTTTTCCAAAACCCTTGATTGAAGTTAGAGGTAAACCTATGATTCAAGTCGTTGTAGAAAATTTAAACTGCGAAAGCCCTCATACTTTTATAGTACAAAAAGACCACAGAAAAGAATATAACTTAGATACTCTTTTAAATCTTATAACCCCAAAATGCAATGTTATAGAAGTTGACGGGATGACCGAAGGAGCAGCTTGCACCACACTTTTAAGTAAAGAAATTATAAATACAGATCAACCTTTACTCATAGCTAACTCTGACCAGTACGTTCAGTGGGACACGAGCGAATTTTTATATAAAATGCAAGAGCAAGATGCAGATGCTGGTATTTTAACTTTTAAATCTACACATCCTAAATGGTCTTTTGCAAAAGTAAACGATGAGGGAGATGTAACAGAAGTAGCAGAGAAAAAACCTATTTCTGATATCGCTACAGTAGGAATCTACTACTGGAAAAAAGGCTCTGACTATGTAAAATATGCTGAACAAATGATAGAGAAAGACATTCGACATAATAATGAATTTTATGTTTGTCCTGTTTTTAATGAAGCCATACAAGATGGAAAAAAAATAAAAACATTTGACATAGAAAATATGTGGGGACTAGGTACTCCAGAAGATTTAGATTTCTTTTTAAAAAACAATTAAATGATTTTAATATCCCACAGAGGTAATCTTCATGGCAAACAGCCAAAAAGAGAAAATACAGTTCAGTATATTAATGAAGCTTTAGATAAAGGCTTTGATGTAGAGATAGATTTATGGGGTAAAGATAATTTTTTATATTTAGGTCATGACAAACCAGTTGATTTAATTGATCCAGTTTATCTCAAAAACTCATCTTTGTGGTGTCATGCTAAAAATCTAGACGCAGTAGTTCAACTACAATATCTAACAAAAAAGGGAGGATATAATATACATTATTTTTGGCATCAGAGAGATGATGTAACCCTCACTAGTAAAAATTATATATGGGCATTTCCTGGGAATCAACCGATAAAAAACAGTATTGCCGTTATGCCTGAGAGATCTGATGATAAATTAACTGACTGCATAGGAATTTGCAGTGATTTCATAGCACAATACAAATGAAAAAAATAATAGTAACAGGAGTAACAGGACAAGATGGCAGTAATATGGTGGATTATCTTTTGGAAAATACCACTCACACTATCATTGGAGGAGCTAGAAGACTGAGTGTTAAAAATCATGATAACATTCTTCACTTATTAGACAACCCTAGATTTTTTCTTATTGATTTAGATGTAACTGATCCCCAGAATGTAGACAGAGTTATAGCTGAGCATAAACCATATTATTTTATAAATTTTGCAGCAAATTCTTTTGTGGGTACAAGTTGGAAAATGCCCACCCAACACATGGAGACAAACGCCTTAGCTGTTTTGCATCAGCTTGAAGCTATAAAAAGACACTGCCCAGAGTGTAGATATTACAATGCTGGTTCCTCTGAAGAGTTTGGCGATGTCATAACTGAACCTCAGACAGAAGAACACCCGCTTAGGCCCAGGAGTCCGTATGGCGCTTCTAAATGCTCTGCTAGGCACTTAGTTAAAGTATATAGAGACTCTTATGGATTATATGCTATTCAAGGCTGGCTTTTTAATCATGAAGGCGTTAGAAGAGGTTCTGAGTTTGTAACAAGAAAAATTACTCAAAATGTTGCTCGAATTAGCCGTGATTATGCTAGTAAAAAAGATTTTAAACCGTTAAAACTTGGTAATGTAGATTCTAAAAGAGACTGGAGTGATTCAGAGGATTTTATGGATGGTATATGGAGAATGTTAAATCAAGAGCAATACTGGATTAATGTTTGGAGAAAAACGCCCGATGATTATGTATTATCTTCTGATGAGACACATACAATTAGAGAGTTTGTTGAAGAGGCATTTAATGCAGCGGGATTCCATAGATCAATGTGTAGATGGGAAGGAATAGATAAAGATTGTAAATATTTTCATGGTGATGATTTATTAATGGAAGTAGATCCGCAATTTTATAGACCAGCAGAGGTTGATTTACTTTGGGGTGATTCGAGCAGAGCAAGAGAAGAGCTTGGGTGGAAGCCTAAAACTAATTTTGCAGCTTTAGTTAAAAAAATGGTTGATAATGATTTAAAGTTGCTACATACTAATTAGTGCTTTTAAATAAAAGAGAAATACTTTTTCGTTTACTTGACGTACCAGAAAAAGGTAGAAGACCTTTTTTTGCTAGGGAGATGAAAATGCTTAACAATCTCATAGAGAGATATTCTCAAGAATTTATGTCTTGTATATATTTTGAAAATAAATTTGATTCCTTAGCGTACTTGACAAGCCCGAAACTTAAAACTACATTAGATAAAAAGTTCAGAGCTTTTAATTTTAGAGTAGACTTTTCTAAATATCCAAAGTATAATATAGGTAAAAAATTTGGCAAAGATGCTAAAGTAAAAGTTAAGAAAAAAACAATTAAAGATTTTTTAAATGAGTGATATAAATCCAGAAAAAATACTAGAAAATTTCTTGAAAACAAACAAAGAAGATCATTATAATTTTGAGGTGGAGGAAAACTATAAAGTTTCTAGTGGTTCCTTACAATTCGATGTGGAGCTTGGAGGAGGATTCGGGCCTGGGTTACATAGATTTACAGGCATGAACGAAGGTGGCAAAACATCTGAGTCATTACAGGTTATGAAAAACTTTTTGGAGACCGTGCCTAATTCAAGAGGTTTTTATATCAAGGCTGAAGGAAGACTCTCTCCAGAAATGAAAGAAAGATCTGGCCTCAATTTTGTCACAGAACATAACAAATGGGAAAACGGTTCTTGTTTTGTATTTGAAAGTAACATTTATGAAGCGGTCGCTGAGATAATAACAAAATTAATTGATCACAACGAAACAGGAATAAAATATTGTTTTGTTTTAGATTCTGTTGATGGCTTGATCTTAAAAAATGATAAAGCTAAAGGTTATGAAGATTCTGTGAAAGTTGCAGGTGGTGCAGTTGTAGCTGCTACATTCATGAAAAAGATGTCTATAAAGCTGGCTAAAAGGGGCCACATGGCTATTTTCGTCTCTCAAGTTAGAGCTGACATAAAGCTTGACCCTTATAGCAAAGCTCCTGTTAGGCAAACCACGGCCACTGGAGGAAATGCTCTTTTGCATTTTGCTAACTGGATTATAGAATATGATCCAAGATTTGCTGGAGATCAAATTTTAGAAGACTCAACAAAGAAGCATGATCCAAAAACAAATCCAATTATTGGAGTTCACGCTAAGGTCACGGTAAAGAAATCTCCTAATGAAAAAACAAATCAAAGGATAACTTACCCCATAAGATATGGCAGAAAAGGTGGCACATCTATATGGATTGAAAAAGAGATTGTAAATCTTTTAGAGTCCTTTGAATTTATTAAAAAGAGTGGAGCTTGGATAAGTACTACTGACGACTTTAAAGATCTTTTGTCAGAAAATAAGTTGGAGTTCCCAGAGAAAATTCAAGGTATGAATAAAGTTTTTAAGTATATAGAGGACAACCCAGATCTTTGTGATTTTCTTTTCAATTACTTTAAAAAATATATCCAAGAGATGTCATAATGAAGTTTATTGATGTCTATGGTCGAGAAAGAAATCTAAAAAACGCAAAGAAATATCTCATAAACTGGGAAAAGCCTAGTAGGAGCAAATTTCAAACTAGAGTAAAAAGTTTTTTGCAACCATTTTGGATACATGATATTGTATTCGAAGAATTTAGAGTTGTCGGAAGTAGATTGACTTTAGACTTTTATAACGCTAATAAAAAAATAGCAGTAGAGGTACAAGGAGAGCAGCACACAAGATATGTTAAATTTTTTCATAAAAACAGATTTAAGTACTGTGACCAACTCAAAAGAGATGAGGATAAGCTTCTATTTTGTAAAAGTAATAACATAAAACTAGCAGAAATATACCCACAGGACGAAATAACAGCATCTCTTTTTGTGGATCAAGAAATACACTTATGATAGAAGACGACGATGATGAAGTGGAATTTAGCATACCATCTGAAATGGTAGATAAATTATATGAATTATCTGGAGGCATAGATAAATATAAAGGCATTATTATGGCTGTATCTTCTGAAAATGGACAACCTTTAATATATCAAAGGTTCGATTGTTCAATGACAGAGCTAGCTCTTCTAAAAGCTTTAGAAGGTTTTATAAATAGAGATGAAAAACCAGAAGAAGTATGATATATTCTTACGAATTAGAGAAGCAATTATTGGCGGGGCTTTTAAAAGATCCTGCGTCACTAACAGAGATATGTAACTTCATATCTGTTTCAGATTTTTATTCTGATCAAAGTTCACTTAACTCAACTATTTTTAGAATACTCGAACAGGCTGTAAATGCTGGTGATGATATAGATGAAATAATTATAGCTCAAAGGGTAAATGAGGTGGGTTTATCTTTTGAAGATAACTTGAACCCATCTGATTATATTAAATCATTAGCTTTAAGAAAAGTTCCAAAGGGTAATGTAATAAAAACAGCTAAAGAGTTAAAAAAATACTCTATAAGAAGAGAGATATTAGCGTCGTCTGAACAAATAGCTCGTAAGATGAAAAAAATGCCTCCAGAGGCTTCTTACAGAGATATAGTTGAGGCTTCTGACTCAATATATAATTCCAGGATTAATCTTTATGAGTTAGGCAACGACACCCCAGTTAACATCTACGAGGAGATGCAAGACTTGGTGGAAGATAGAGGCAATAACCCATTAACAGAATTTGGAATGATGGGTCCACATCCTAAAGTTAACGAGATCTATGGCTCATTATTAAGAGCAGGAAACATAACTGTTATAGTAGCTAGATCTGGAGTTGGAAAAACTCAGTTTTGCATGGATTATTCTACTAAAGTTAGTCTTGAGTATGATGTCCCCGTGTTGCATTTTGACAATGGTGAGATGAGTAAGGAAGAGCTTATAATGAGACAATGTGCAGCATTGTCTGGCGTACCTATGCATCTTTTAGAAAGTGGTAAATGGAGACAGGCTGGTAAAGATGTAGTTGCTAAAGTAAGAAGCGTTTGGCCTAAAATAAAAGAATTAAAGTTTTATTATTATAATGTCGGTGGCATGGACGTTGATTCAATGGTCAACACACTTAAAAGGTTTTACTATTCAAAAGTAGGCAGAGGAAATAAGATGGTTTTTTCTTTTGATTATATTAAAACAACATCAGAATCATCCGCTAATAAGTCAGAGTGGCAGATAGTTGGAGAGATGGTGGATAAATTTAAGAAGTGCGTTCAAAAAGAAATCATATATGAGGGAGAGCCTGTCATACCTATGATTACTTCTGTTCAATCTAACAGGTATGGTATAACAAATAATAGGACAGCTCAGTCAATAGTTGATGATGAATCTATTGTTTCACTATCAGATAGAATCACTCAATTCTGTTCTCACATGTTTATATTAAGAAACAAAACCGCAGATGAAATAGAGCTAGAAGGGCCGCAGTTTGGTACTCATAAATTGATAAATGTAAAAGCAAGACACCTTGGCAGTGACATTGCTGGTGCAGTTGAGCCAGTTAGAATTAATGATGCATTAAGAAAAAACTCAATTAATTTAAATTTTATTAATTTTAATATAAGTGAGTGTGGAGACTTGAGAGATATCTCTAGAAGATTAAATGGAGAAGTTGATTTAAACACAGAAGGAGATGGAGAAACAATCCCAGACTTTGACCAGTTCTGATCAATTCCAGGAAATATTAGAGAGTTTAGGCTACAAGCTTATTGACTGTGGGGATCACTGGCGAACACAAGCTCTTTATAGGAATGGAGATAATAAAACAGCCTTAAAAATTTACAAAAATACAGGCGTATGGATGGATTTTGTTGAAAACAAAGGATCTAAACCTTTTGAAGCTTTAGTAAAAGAGACTTTAAAAGATAATAGTACAGATTTAAAAAGTGTATTATCTAAAGTAAATCTTGGTGATGTAAAAACTTACAAGAAAAAAGCTACATTAGAAATGGAAAAAATTTATCCCGAAGACTGTTTACAAAATTTATTCCCAAACTATAAATTTTATAACAATAAGTTGATATCAGAGGAGACTCAGAAAAAGTTTGATGTCGGCTTGGCTGGTGTCGGCAAAATGTATAGAAGAATGGTGTTCCCGATATATAATAGAGAAAAACAAATTATTGGTTTTTCAGGAAGAAAAGTAGATGACAACAATAATTATCCTAAATGGAAACACATAGGTAAAAGAAATAATTGGATATATCCAGCATTTAATTCAAAAACAGAAGTAGCAGAATCTATTATAGAAAAACGAGAAGTTATTTTGGTTGAAAGTATAGGAGATGCATTAGCATTATATGAACAAGGCATTAAAAACATTTTGGTTATCTTTGGCTTATCTGTTAACAGCAATATTATTTCTTATCTTAGTAGTATGCCAATCAATCGGATTATTATTTCTACTAATAATGACGATGATAGTAAGGACAATAGAGGATTTATTGCGGCGATTAAAAATTATTTAAAATTATCACAGTACTTTGATTTAAATATATTAAATGTAAAATTCCCACCAAAACCATATAATGACTTTGGTGATGCTCATTTAGCAAAATATAATTTAAATGACTGGTTATCTGAAAAGGTAGATCAATCTAAACAATTAGATTATATTTTAAAATTTGTTAAAAACAACGCTCCTTGCTTCACTAAAAAAGAGATAAAGAATTCCTTAGTGTTAAGCAATGAAGAATCCTGATACACCACTTTCTGCAAGCAGAATTAAGACCGCACAGTCTTGTTCTTGGCTTTATTGGTGTAAATATAAGCTAAATTTACCTGACAAAAGTAATGACGGAGCTAAAAGAGGTTCTATATGCCATTTAATCTTTGAATTATTAGGAGAAAAGAAAAGAAAAAAATATTATAATAAAATCATAAAGGCTCAAGACATCTTTGCAGTTCCATCTATAAAAAGGCTTGTAATGAAACATGCTGTTAGAGATGAGGTGGACGACCTTGAAAATATACAGCTTATAAAAGAAATGACCTACAATGGTCTAACTTATGACTTCTTTGGCGGTGATTTAGGAAAACCAACAAAAGAGTATTCTGAAAAAGATTTTGAAATAGTTAAAAATGATGGAGAAATATCCTATAAAATAAGAGGTTTTATAGATAAGCTATTTTTATATAAAAACAAAAAGTTTGCTTTGATTAGGGATTTCAAAACTAGCAAGTCTGTTTTCAAAGGTAAGGACGCAACAGATAACTTACAAGACTTAATGTACAGTCTTGCTGTAAAAAATTTATTTCCAGAGTATTCCGAAAGAGTAAGTGAATTTTTATTTCTAAAATTTGATTTAGATAATCAATCATCTAACTCAGGTTTGATGCAAATGAAACCCTTGGATGATGAAGAATTATATGGATTTGAGCTACAGTTAACAGAACTACAAAAGTATTTAGACAATTTTTCCCGTAAGCATGCCGAATCTAATTTTGCAGCTTATAAAGGATTTCCTAATGATGGCTCTTTTACTGGTAAATTACTTTGTGGCTTTGCTAAACAAAAAGGAGAGCTTAAAATAGATGGTAATCCAAAATGGCACTGCTCTATGAAATTTGATTTCTTTTACTATCACGTTAAAAATAAAAATGGAGACATTATAGCTTCTTATTTTGAAGAAGATTTTACAGAAGATTTAGTTCCAGATGGTTGCACATATGAAATTAAATATTATGAGGGTTGCCCTGCACATTGTTATTGACAATAGTACAAAGCAGAGTATTGTTACGGAATGCTTCCAGTATTCAAATCAACTTACTCCATAGGTAAAAGTATATTAACTATAGAGAAGATATTAGAGTTTCATAAAACCCAGCAAAATAAGTTTCTTTTGCTAGTTGAAGACTCTATGACTGGCTTTGTAAAGTGTCATAATTTATGCAAAGAACTTGATGTCCATTTAGTTTTTGGTCTTAGGCTGACTTGCTGCAATGATGTAGAAGAGGATGACTATAATTCAGATCATAAGATTGTAATATTAGCAAAAAATGATCATGGATGTAAGCTTTTAAATAAAATTTATTCGTTTAAAGAGCTTGAAGGTAATAGAAAAGTAGATTTCAGTTATTTAAATTCTATTTGGGAGCAAGATAATTTAGATTTGGTAATACCATTTTATGATTCTTTTATACATCAGAATCAGTTTTATTTAAAAAATTGTGTACCTGATTTTACCAGTATAAAACCAAACTTTTGGACAGAGCAGAACAATTTACCTTTTGACCCCATACTTAATCAATATGTTAATGATTACTGCAAAGACAAACACCATATTGAAAAAGTTAAAAGTATTTTTTATGAAAATAAAAATGATGTAGAGGCTCTACAAACATACAAAATAATTTGTGGCAGAAAATTTGGCAGACCTTCTACTTTGAGCTGTCCAAACTTAGACCACTTTGGTAGTGATGAGTTTTGTCTTGAATCATATATAAAATTAACTAATGACAAATAATAATTTAAGATTTAATAAAAATCAAAGATATGTAATTTTTGATACTGAAACCGAGGGTTTAAATTTAATAAAATCTCGACCTTGGCAAGTTGCTTGGATTTTAGCCGAAGGAGATAAAATAATTGCAAAAGCTGATAGATTTATCCACTGGCCTAACTTAAACGTATCAGAGGGAGCTGCAAAAGTTACAGGGTTCTCTATGAAAGAGTACAGTAAAAAAAGCTTAGCACCCAATCAAGTTTGGGACGAGTTTTCTGAAGTTCTTTTTGACAAAAGAAACTTAATTGTAGGTCAAAACTTATTAGGTTTTGATGTTTACATGGTGGATGTTTGGCGTAGAGCTATGGCTCTTGACTTAGATCAAGAATATGTAAATAGAATCATTGATACTAAAGCTCTAGCTACAGCCATAGCAAAAGAAATACCATATAATGGTGAAAACTTTATAAGTTGGCAGTATAGACTTTTAAATTACAGAGAGAGAGGATTAAAGACATCTCAAGGTTTTTTATTAAAAAAGTATGATATACCACATGATCCTAAAAAGCTTCATGACGCTATGTATGATATTGAAATGAATTTCAAGATTTTTAAAAAACAGCTATTTGATTTAGAACTATGAACATAAAAGAATATACAGCTTACGATGTTCCATTTCCAGTTGGAGTAAAGCTACCAGAGATTAATATAGAAAAAAAATATTATGATGAGGTTGGAGCGGCACAAGATGCAAGCAACTACCAATTCTTAAGAAAACTTTGCTTTAAAAAAGTTAAAGAAAAAGGCATAGATGCAAAAGATAATGCTGAAGCTTATTATACCAGATTGAAAGAGGAGCTTGATATATTTAAAGAGCTTGGCTTTATTGATTATGTTTTACTAAACTGGGATATTATAAATTTCTGCATAGAAAATAAAATTCCAGTTGGGGCTGGAAGGGGTAGTGCTGCGGGGTCATTAGTGCTTTATGTTATTGGAGTGACTGACATAGATCCAATAGAGCATGATTTGTTTTTTGAAAGATTTGTATCTAAGAGTCGTGCCAGAAAAATAGAACATAATGGCGAGATATACCTTGACGGAAGTTTACTAGCTGATGTTGATAACGATATTTCTTATGACAGGAGAGTAGAGGTTATAGAATACATTGAGCAAAAATTTAAAGGCAGAACATCTAAGATTTTAACACTCAACACTCTTAGTGGTAAATTATGCATGAAAGAATGCGGCAAGATAGTGGAAGAGCTTTCTGAAACTAATGTTAATATAATTAGTGACAGCATACCAAAGCATTTTGGTAAAGTTGCTCCTTTAGATATTGCCTATGAAGAAAGTGAGTCTTTTAAGAAGCATGCAAAGAAATATAGTAAAGCATTTGAGATAGCAAAAAAATTAGAGGGATTAAATAAAAATACAGGAGTTCACCCTTCAGGTATTTCAATATCTTATTATGATTTAAATGACATAATGCCGCTACAGCTTACTAATGATGGAGCTTTAGTTTCTGCTTACGACATGAATGATGTTGCAAGCTTAAGCGTCAAGTTTGATATATTAGGTCTTAGAACATTATCTGTTGTGAATGATGTTTGCCAACAGTTAGGTATAACTCAATCATCTATAGATCCCCATCATCCATCAATCTATGCTGCATTAAAAATATTAAAAAGTCCTCAAGGACTATTTCAAATTGAAGCTGAAACAAACTTTAAAGTTTGCCAAACTATAGCGCCACAAAACCTAGAACAATTATCTGCTGTTGTAGCTATTGCAAGACCTGGGGCTTTAGACTTTAAAGATCTATATGCTGATTATGTGAGAACTGGTGACTTCCAGTCTGTTCATGAATATTTTGATGATATATTGAGCTATACTGGAGGTATTCCGTTATACCAAGAGCAGTTGATGAAGATGGCTGTAAAGGTAGGGTTTAGCTTAGATCAATCTGAACAGTTAAGAAGAATTATTGGTAAGAAAAAAGTTGATCAGATGCCAGCTTGGAAAGCTAAAATCGAAGAGAAAATAAAAGAGAATAATTTAGACTCCAAGATAGGTGAAGTTTTGTGGAAAGTTGCTGAGGATTCTGCTAACTATTCTTTTAATAAATCTCACTCTATAAGCTACGCTTATCTAGCTGCTGTGACTGTATATTTAAAATTCAATCATCCTCAGGAGTTCTTTTTGAGTTTACTAAAGTATGCTAAGTATGAGCCTAATTCTCATGAGGAGATAGCTAAGATAAGCCAAGAACTTTCTTACTTTGATATAAAACTTCTTCCGCCAGACCTGAATAAATCTGATATCGATTTTAAGATAGAAGGTAAAGATATAAGATATGGTTTAAACTCTATAAAAGGTGTTTCAGATAAAGTTTTGTTGTCTCTTTTAGAATTTAGAGAAGATTCTTTTTGTAACAAGTATGAAGTATTTATTTCTGCTAAACAAGCAGGTCTTAATATTGGAGTCTTGTCTGCTTTAATTCAAGCAGGTCTTTTAGATTCTTTTGTTTCTACAAATAGATGTCGATTAGTTCTCGAAGCTCAAACATTCAATATTTTAACAGACAGAGAAAAAAGAAATTTCATAGAGTTAGGCGAAAAATACAATTTTGATATTCTAACTTCAATACATGATAGTTATAAAAACAAAGCTATTGGAGATGATAATAAAGCGCTGTTTGCTGATCGTAGATTTCAAACATTTAAGAAAAAATACGAACCATATAAGAATATTTATGAGATGAATAAAAGTCACATAAAATATGCAAACTGGCATTTTGAAGAAAAATTACTCGGATATAGCTACTCACACAACCTTAGAGATATATTTGATTGTGGCGATGATTTTACATCAGCAGGTAAAATTATAGATGACAGGGATAATTTTATGCCCGATATTTCAAATGTGAAGTTTGTTGGAGTTCTTACCGACATAATTAAAAGAACTAGTAAAAATGGAAACAAATACGCTAGATTACAATTACAAGATGAAAGTGGTACTCTTAATGGTTTATTCCTGGATTCTGGTAGAGAAGAAAGATTAACAAATTATATGAATTCTGGTAAAAAATTACCAAAAAAAACAGACATAGTAATAATACATGGTACAGTTTCTGATGATGTTGTCTTTATAGATAAGATAATTCCTCTAAAAGATAAAATCTATATGAAGCTTTCTGACATTAAATAGTGTAAATAATTATGATGGGTTTAACCGACTATAACCTTACTCCAAAAGCAAAAAAGTGTATAAAAGATGCAAAGTCATTTGCTCAATCTAAAAATCACACGCTTATAAACGTTGCTCATTTAACTTATGCTTGCATAACAAATCTATCAGATAGTTGTGCAATGAAGTTAAAATCTTACAACGTAGAATTTGGTGATAAAAAATTTTTAAAAAAGTTTGATGCTTTTTGTAAAAGCAATCCAGATCTTTTTACTAGCAAAAGGCAAGGTTGGGATGATGAGATAAATGAAGTAATATTCTTTGCTAAAGAATTTTCTGATAATTTTGATAGTTATTTTATAGGGGTTGAACATATCTTGTATGTTATCATAGATATGAGCGGAGCTTTTGTGGAATTTTTAGTTAAAAACGGATCAGACCTACAATATGTGAAAGATATTATTGAATCTCATGTTTTAGAAACAAGCATACCCTCTGGAGATCAAGTTAAAAATATCTTACATATAGAGGGAAAAACAAAAAAAACAAAAAGAACTACAGAGCGTAGATCGTCTCAAATAGGAGATTCTTTAGAGAAGTATTGCATCAACTTAAACCATGAGTTCTTATCAAAAAAGAACCCTGTTATTTCAGGTCGTGACGATGAAATAGATGAACTTATCGAGATTTTATCTAAAAAAAATAAAAGCAATTCTATTTTAGTTGGAGAAGCTGGTGTTGGCAAAACTGCGATAGTCGAAGGTTTAGCTCAAAAAATAGTGAATCAGGAAGTTCCTCAACACATGTCATTAACGCAGATATTTTCTGTTGATATAAGCTCAATGGTAGCTGGCACTAAGTACAGAGGAGAGTTTGAAAGTAGATTCAAATCTTTACTTAAAGAAGTAGAAAATGAAAGTCACATCATATTGTTTTTTGATGAAATACATACAATTATAGGAGCTGGTAATTCTGAGGGGGCGGTAGATGCATCTAGTATGTTAAAACCAGCTTTAGCTAGAGGCTTAATAAAGTGCATAGGAGCTACAACTCCACAAGAATATAAAAAGTTTTTTGAAAAAGATTCAGCCATGAAGAGAAGGTTCGATCAAATTAAAATTGAAGAACCTTCAAAAGCAGAAACTAAAAATATAATTCTTAATGCTTTACCTTATTACGAGGATTTTCATGGAGTTAAATACGCAGAAGAAGATATTGACAGTGTTTTGAATTTTTGTGATTCATTTTTAAGCAATAAAAAATTCCCTGATAAAGCTTTTGATGTAATTGATCAAGTAGGAGCAAAAACAAAAATACAGTACAGAAAAGAGTCAAATGAGGTGGCTAAGGCCAGGATGCATTTTTCTGAATTATTAAAAAAAGCAGAATCTGAAAAGGAGCTAGATGAAGAGGCTTTTACTGAAATTTTAAAAGACTACATAACAACAATGGCTAAGAACCTTGACCCTAAAGGTAGGAAAAGAAAGGTAAAATACAAGGATATAGTACAAGTTATAAGCGAAAAAACTGGCATTTCTCATAAAGTTATAGCTAAAAAATCAAAGATGTTTTCTTCTTTTATGAAGGGAATGAAATCTGAAATTTTTGGACATGATCAAAATTTAGAGAAGATTTACAATACCCTATCTTGCGCTAAAGCTGGGTTAAATGATAAAAATAAACCTTTATGTAATTTTTTATTAGTGGGAGGCACTGGAGTCGGTAAAACTTACACGGCAAAAAAAATAGCCAAATATTACTTTGGCAACCCTAAATCATTTATTCAGTTAAATATGAGCGAATATCAAGACAAAACTGGTGTAGCAAAGCTTATCGGAGCTAATGCTGGTTATGTTGGTTATGAAGAAGGTGGTTTACTAACAGAGTATGTTAGAAACAATCCAAATTCAGTAATACTATTTGATGAAATTGAAAAATGCGAGAGTAAAATATTAGACTTACTACTACATATACTTGATGAAGGTTATGCTACTGACAACTTAAACAGGCACATAGATTTTAAAAATACCATCATAGTAATGACCTCAAATATAGGCTTCAAAGAAAAAAACAAAAGAAGCATGGGGTTTGTACAAGAGCAGGAAAATGTTGAAAACTTATACAATAAAGCTTTACGTAAATATCTTAGACCAGAGTTAATATCAAGAATCGATGAAACTCTTGTTTTCGAAGAATTGCAGCCAGACCATTTATTAAAAATAATTTCTAGTGAGTTAATACTTATAAAGCAAAGACTTGCTGATAAAAATATCAATCTCAAATATTCTTCAAGAATAAAAAAATGCATTTTTAATGAATTAAAATCTCAAAATTCACATGCTAGAGATATAAAAAACTTAGTCAAAGCATTAGTTCAAGTACCCCTATCTCATTACATAGTTCAAAATAGAAATATTGAAAAAGTAGAAATAAAAGTTATAAATAAAATTATAACTTGCGTTTAAAGTGGACTTTCATATTTTAAATAATAGAACTTATGTAATAAATTCTTCTGAGGACTGGGACTCAATAAAAGATTTTATAAGGCTTGTTTTAAAAAAAATAAACATAAGCTTAGAAATCAATGAATTCTATCACGAGGCTAATCACGAAAACTATGATTGCTATAGACTAATAACCTCCGATAGAAAAGTTTTTTACCTTAAAATATCGTTTGATGAAAATTCAAAAATCTTGGAAAGAGAAAACTTTATTTTACAAAAAACCAAAGGAGTAGCCTCAGGAGTAGTAAAATTTTATGGAAAAATCGAGTTAAATGAAAATGTAAGCTGCTTACTTTTTCAGTTCCCAAATTGCTTTAATATAAGAAATCTTGGTAGGGGTCTTGTACTGGACAACATAGAAGTTTTTCTTGATTCTTATAAATCTTTTTGTCAAACTAATCCATCTAAACTAAAATACAAATCTGTATTATCGAATCAAATAAAATCCTGGGATATAGAAAAAAATTTTTCTGTAACAGCCAAAGAGTCCATAAAAAACAATACAGACTACAACAAAATAGTTTCTATACAAAAAACATTAGGGGATGATCTTATTTCTTGTATTCCAGATGTAGGAAAAGGCTCGACATGTATTTCATCTTTATCATTAGATTCGATATATTTTTCTAAAAATCTTTTTTACTTTGATTGTTTAGAGAATACTTGCTGTTATCATCCATTAGTAGATTTAGTAGATATTTTTCTAAATTTTGGCCTTAAAGAAGAAAAAGAAAAAGAAATTTTGGATAAATTTTATCAATACTATCATGTATTTCATGATCAAAATTTTTACGATGAAATATACAGTATGCAGAGCAAAAAGAAGCTTTTGGAACTTTTATTCTGCTATTTAAGAGAAGTTTATATGTTCCGATCAACTCGTTTAGACACTATAATTAATATTTCTAATGAATTTCATAATTGTTATGCAAAATTTAAAAACATAGGTACTTTTTTAGACAATAAAAAATTTTTATTTAATCTTCTTACAGAGCCTATTTTCGGTAAAAAAGTGTAATAAATTGTATATATGCCGCTTCCTTCACCAAATGATAAAGAAAAACGCTCTGAGTTTATAACTAGATGTGTTGCTGATTTGTCTACAAAAGGAGAGTTTAAAGGCAACGATCAAAGAGTTGCTGTTTGCATATCACAATTTGAAAAAGCCTCTAAAAAAGCTTCTGTTACTGTTGGGAATGAGCTTTTAGACGGCAAAGGTCCATGGGACGACCAAGATTTATTTATTTTCCACAACACACCAAAAATTAAAATTAGCGAATCTAAAGACAAAAAAATGAGCGAATCTAAAGACAAAAAAATGGACGAAAAAGAAGTTAACGTGTTTAAGGCATACATGACTCATTGCGTTAAAAACGATGCAGATATGACAGACACTAAGGAGATGAACATGGACAACACCATGAAAGCATGTGCCGTTCAGTATGATAAAGATAAACCAATGTTGATGGAAAATTCAAATGGTGAACTTACAGAAAAACAAAAAAAACTTCCTCCTGCTTTACAGAAAGCTATTCTTAAAAAGATGAAAGAGGAGAATAAAGCTCATCATTATGGCAAGAAAAAAGAAACTAAGGCTAGCATTGGAAGACCTTATCCTGAATTAGACAAAAGACTTGAAGAAAGTTTAAAGGCTATGGATATGGAAAATAAAGATAAAAAAATGAAAGCCATGGATAAGCCTAAGCCTGAAGAGGATGAAAAAATGAAAGCCATGGACATGCCTAAAAAGGATGAAAAAATGAAAATGAAAGCCGCTGAAGATCCAATGGCTCACGGACATCCTACAGCTAAGAAGGCAATGGAGGAAGGCAAAAAATTAGGTTTAACAGGTGTGCATTTACATAAAGGGAAAGACGGCAAACCTGTTTATATGCCTGGGAGAAATCATGAAGAATTTATGAAAAAACATAACGAAATCATGAAAGAAAAAAAAAAGACAAAATAGAAAGTAGTCTTTGGGAAAATATCAGAAAGAAAAAACAGCGCATTAAAAGCGGTTCAGGTGAAAAAATGCGTAAAAAAGGAGATAAAGGCGCTCCTACAGCTGATCAAATAAAAAAAGCTCAAAAATAAAATAAATACCGCTAATCTTGTAGAAAAAAGGCTTATTACGCCTAATATCCTACATGATTGTACAGTATTACAAACCCAATTCGAAAAACAGCGGGTGCGCTTTTAGTTTTGATATAGGCCCGAATCAAAAAAACAAAGAGCCTTGCGTATTTGTAAGGGCCATAAAACAGTTTTCTTGGAACGATAAAACAAGAACTGGATCTTTTTCTGAGAATGCAAAAAACCAAGACAAGTCTTTATCTTTAAAATTAAATGAAATTGAGGTAGGAGGTTTAATCAACGCAATAGAGAACTATTGTGATTTTTCTGCTTTCCACTCCTATCAAGAGAATAAAACCTCTATATCCTTCAAGCCTTATACCAAAAAAGACGGAACAAAAGCTTTCTCTTTTGGCGTAACTAGAAACTCAGCTAATAAGTTTGGCATAGGAGTAGAGATGTCTGAGGCTTATGGTCTTTTAGAATTTTGCAGAGTCTATCTACAAGAGCTTTACTTACATCGTCTTGAAAAAGCTAAAAGCTATAAAGAGTCTTTGGAGCATAACAAGTAGATGAAAAAGAAAACTGTTCTTGTTCATTCTAATTTTTGCAGGGCTTTTACTGGGTTCGGTAAAAATAAAAAAAATATTTTAAGACATTTATTCAATACTGGTAAATACAATATTATAGAACTAGCAAATGGAGTTCACTGGCAAGATCCATCAACAGAAAATGTTCCTTGGACCTGTAGAGGTGCATTGCCACCTCAAAATGAATTACAAAACTTAAACCCAGAACAACAAAGATTAGAGGGTTATGGCAACAAATTAGTAGATAAAGCTATAGAAGAATTTAAACCTGACGTTTACATAGGTATAGAGGATATTTGGGCTTTTGGCGGGTATCAAAATAAACCTTGGTGGAATAAAATAAACACTATGGTTTGGACAACTTTAGACAGCTTGCCATTACTGCCTCAAGCTGTGGATTTTGCACCGAAAGCAAAAAACTACTTTGTTTGGTCCACTTTTGCAGAAGATGCATTTAAAAAGTTAGGATACTCACATATAAAAACACTAAGAGGATCTTTAGATACAAGTAATTTTTACAGATTTTCTGATGAAGTTCGCTCTAATTTAAGATCTAGACACAATTTAAGTAATGAGTACATAATTGGCTTTGTGTTTAGAAATCAATTGAGGAAAAGCGTTCCAAACATATTAGACGGCTTTAAATTATTCAAAAAAATAGAGCCAAAAGCCAAACTTTTACTACATACGCACTGGTCAGAGGGATGGGATATAGGCAGGATGCTAGAAGAAAAAAATATACCTTTTTCTGACATTTTGACCACTTATGTTTGTTCTAAATGCGCCCATTATGAGGTCAGACCATTTTCTGGGCAAGAGCAAAATTGTCAAAAATGCGGCTCGCAAAAAACGGTAAATACGACCAACACTGGCAGAGGTGTAACTGAGGAGCAATTAAATGAAGTTTATAACCTCATGGATGTTTATTGCCATCCTTTTACAAGTGGAGGGCAAGAGATACCTGTACAAGAGGCTAAATTAACAGAATTAATAACTTTAGTAACAAATTATTCGTGTGGAGAGGACAGCTGCTCAGAGGAAAGCGGTGGATTACCCCTAGATTGGACTGAATACAGGGAACCTGGAACTCAATTTATAAAAGCGTCTACATCTCCAAAAAGCATTTTCGACAATTTGGAAAAAGTTTGGGAGATGACTGAATCCGAGAGAAAATCTTTAGGAGAAAAGTCAAGACAGTGGGTTATAGATAATTTTTCAGTACCCGTTATTGGCTCTAAACTAGAAGAGATTATAGATGCAATGCCAGAGATTGAGTATGACTATGACCTAAAGAAATGTCTATTCAATCCTGATTATACTCCAAAAGAAAATTATGCGACTAAGGATGAATTTTTGATAGATATATATAAAGAGATTCTAAACGACGATGTAGATAAAAATTCTGGCGGTTTTAAGCACTGGATGGGCCAAATGCAGGGTGGTATGTCACCTCAAGAAGTTGTAACACATTTTAAAAATGTTGCGATACAAGAAAAAGCCAAATACACAACACCAGATTTAACTAAATTTTTGGGAGATGAGAAAAAATCAGAAAGAATAGCAGTGGTAATACCTCAAGCGGAAACTGATGTTTTACTAGTAAACTCTTTGCTAAAAAATCTAAAAAATAATTATAAAAAACATAAAATATACGTTTTTACGCAAAATAAGTATTTTCCATATATAGATGATAATCCTTATATTGAAAAGCTTTTGCCTTATTCTCCTCTAGTAGAAGACACATTCTTAATGGAAGGCATATCAGAGCATGAGGGGTACTTTGAAGCGATATTCTACCCTCACTCCACAACTCAAAAACATATAAGTTATATTCATAACGCTAAAGATAAAATGCAGTTTTCAGTTAACTAAAATGCCACACTTACTAAGAGAATACGCCAAAAATTTAGGGGTCAAAATATCAAAACCTATAGTCAGCAATCACTTTTTTCCAATTGAGTTTGATAATTACATAACTATATCTATTGACGATGAAAACCAGTCAAAATCTTACAAAAACTATGATATAGTATTTTTTATATTGAAGCCATTTTTAAAAAAACATGACATAAAAGTCGTTCAACTATCTGGCAAATCTCAAATAAGTGGGGTTGATAAATTTCTAAATATACCCTTCAAGCAGCAAGCTTATGTTATCTCAAACGCTTTATTGCATTTTGGTGTCGATGGAGCTTTAAATCACTTATCTAGCTTAAGAAAAAAGCCCACTGTAACTTTATTTGGCAATATTTATGCAAACATAAATAAGCCCTTGTTTTCAAGTTCATCTTTAAATATCAATTTAGAGCCTGATTGGGATAAAAATCCTTGTTTTACTAATGTTGACCCAAAACAACAAATAAATAACATAAAGCCAGAAAAAATTGCTCAATCTATTATAAATCTACTAAAAAAAGAAAAAGCAAAAGTTAATTTTAAAACAATTCACCAAGGCTCAGCTTTCAATCAGACTATTATTGAGGTTGTACCTAGTTCATTTTGCAACATACAGACATCAAATAACCAAGAAATCTTCTTAAGAGTCGATTATGGTTTTGATCAACAAGCTTTTACAGAGTTTTGCAAAAGACATAAATGCACAATATTTACAGATAAAATAATAAAAGCAGAAGATCTCGCTCCTTTATCTAATAATATAAACAACATGTTTTTCTTTGTGCATCCAGATGACGACTTGATCCCAGATAAATATTTTAATGATTTAAAATCACTTAATATTAATCCAGTGATCTTAGTTAATGAAAAAGAACACTTATCTGCTGTTAGAAACAAATATTTTGATTTAATGGTTAAGCACTATAATGGTAATTCTAAAAAACCAGGTCAAGTGACATCAAAAAGCAGGTTTCTATGCACTAAACACTTAATTGCAAATGGTAAAAAATATCTAAGTTATGCTCATTGGAAAAATAATATTGACAATAGTGACAAAGTGATTGATAGTGCTGATTATTGGAAAGAATCAGAGTACTTTTATATATATGAGCAAAACTAAAAAAGCGCAGCCGAAAAAAAAATATGGTCCAGACATTTACAAGAGGAATGATCATGGATTATTAGAGAATGTAGATTATAAATTTAATGATGATGGCTCTATAAATTGGAGGGCTATGATAAAAACTGAGTTCTTGTATCCAAACAAGGATTGGTTTTCTATTAGGGGTCAACAAGTACCCACATCAATTGATGGCTTAGAAGATAGACAACTTCTTATAATGCTTGGAGGTATAAAAGAATTAGCCAAGTTAAGAGGTTTTGTCGCGGTTGATTTTGATGTTCAGAATGTTTCGGATAATTATGTAACTGCCAAATGCACTATACTATGGTCTAATAATTATGAAACAGCTGGAGACTATACAAGTACATATACAGATTTTGCAAATGCTTCAGAAGCAAATACTGATAATTTTTGTATTAAATTTTTAGAAACAATTGCTTGTAATCGTGCTTTTGTCAGATGTGTAAGAAATTATCTAAATGTTCACATTGTTGGTGCAGATGAAATAGATAAATCAAAAGGAGCCGATAATTCTACGACTGTTGAATACGATGCTCCAGCTATTACACCGACAGGTTTGCTTGAAAAGATACTTAGAGATAAACACGGAGTAGACTCATTCGAAGGTTTTAAAAATTTATTAAGAGACCTTTGGAAAGTGGAAAAGTATCGTAACGAAGAGGCTAAAAATTGGTCTTCTTACTCTGATATATCAGCTAAAGAGGCTAGGAAGTTGATACCAATACTTAAATCTAAGTGATAAAAAGAATAACTAATCCTGTTGACTTTGAAAAAGTAGTCAATGATATTTACAACCTTTTTGGAGAGAGAGATAAAACAGACTACCACTTGTTTTTACCTCATGACAAAGACAGTATAATAACAGCATTTGGAAACACTAAAGTGCTTACATGGGATTTTTTTTGTTGGGCTAATTTAGCAGATAGTGGCAATTATGATGCTGTCATATCATTTGTTAATAACAAAAACGAAAAGTTTGGGCAGAAACTTTTTAGTGAGTATGTTTGGGCTTCTGCTAACCCAAAAGTTGGTTATAGATTATTTGCAAAAGCTTTAAAATTTGCTAGAAATAATGATTTTAAGTATATAATGATGTCGTCAGTCTCTAATCATGAAAAATCAGAGAAGATTACTAATTTTTACAAAAAAATTGGCTTTTTAAAAGATTCAGAAACCTATATAGCTAAATTATGAACGGAAGAGTTGCTAAACAATTAAGAAAAATTTGCCCTCCTATGAATGCATTCACAAGAAGGGTTTACAGGAAACTTAAATCACAATATAAATCATTGCCACATTATGCAAGAAGAGACTTCATCGAACTACTCAAAGAAAAAACCATCCAAGTGGAACCAGAACAAGATGGGAGCGTTTTGGACCAAGAAAAAGTCTAACGGAAATACTTTTTTATCTGGTAATATTGTCGTTGATGGCAAGACAATACCAATTTGTATTTTTAAGAATGATTTTAGCGATGGGAAAACTCCTCATTTCCAAGCATTTAGAGTTACAGATCAAACAAAAAACGATTTGTAATGCCCGACTCTTAAAGGGGCTAATACTTTTGGTTTAATTCCTGTATGTTTGTAGCAATTCTGGCAAAAACTCACATCCTCAAAACTCAAGTCGTTTAACTCAAATTTTCCGCCTTTACCGTCGTTACAATCGGTTATATGTGCATAATTTAAGGGGAAGTAAGGGTACTTCATTTTTTCAAAAATTGATCTATGCACCTTAGTAAATCCAAACCCGCACCAATCTACTTCAACTAGCTTATTTTGGTTTATAGACCCAGATTCTTGTAACCATTTAGCAGAAGTAAAAGGCATGTGATGATGCCTTCTAAAAAAATCTTCATCCCAGTTCCCAACCATTGCTTGGTCCCCATAATTAGAGCAGTACCACCCTGTCACAAACTTATGTTCATCAGGAACATTAATTAATGCTTCTATTTGTTCTATAGAAAACTGTATATCAGAATCAATCCAAAATAACCACTCTGCATCTGGCGGCCTAGTATCGACAAAACCTTTTCCTCCTGTTGCAAGGTAATTACGGGCAAAGTTTAGAAACAATCTATGACAAGTAAGTATAGCTGAGTTGTTTTTATCACACCAAGATTGTAATTTTAGATATTGCGGAACAATATTGCCAGTCATCCCATTAGCTATGGGAGTCAAAAATACATAATCAAGCATACTTTAAATATATTAAAATATACTAAAAATTCTAATTAATTATTGAGCAACATCAGCTCCTGATGGGGGAGGCGTTGGGTCTCTTACTATTTCTAATTTATCTATATCTTTTCTCTCTCCGTATACGACATAAAAGTAATTAAGAGCTTCCGCAGTATTTGATCCTACGCATATATCTCCATTGTCGTCTATTCTTTCAACATAAATACTTTGATTCGGGCCTATTGGAGTTACGTCAACTGTCATTGAATTTATATCAACTAAACC